GTACACCCCCCGGTGGCGCTTAGTGGGGTCGGTCAATCGTTGCTGCCCATAGTCAACCCATTGTTTTTATTAGATATAATAATATAATACTTAGTGCCGATATCGTTTAGTTATAAGCCGCAAGCTTGCAAGCCCTTATAAATAAAAGGAATATTTCCAGTAGGTTTATTTTTAATTATAAAAGCAAAAGGCTAAAAGCTTTATTAGATCGATCAAGCTTCCTGCATTTGTTTAGTTCCCGTGACAGAACGCAAAGGGCAGGGCGCAGCGCAGCACGGTGCATAGTCTAGCCGCCTGGTAAGCATCAACCCGGTAAGCATCAACCTGGTAAGCATCGCCCCGGCAATACATGCGCCAGGATCCGGTAGCTTTTAAGCTTTGGCCTAGATCCTTTGACATATCACGCAATCAATATAAGCCCTTTTAAGCTATGCTTACATTGCACCGGCTACCTATACCGCCCAATTGATCCTTTGGCCTTGTGTGCGGCTTATAATGGCTTGTGTGGTGTTGTATGTTTTATGGTATGGAATAGCAAAAGCCCCACCGATTAGGGCAGGGCTTTTGTAAAATCTATATCATTTAGATCTTTTGCATTAATTCTGCAGAGCTTGAAAAGCTAATAATCTCAATTCATGCCCTTGAGCATTGCAGGCGGTTTGTACTTGTTCAGATGTTGCTGTTAGTCCTGTTGAACCGCAAAGCATAAGCCCGGCAGTTACAGCAGGGCTGTTGGTTTTCACTACTTCGTCACGTCCCATAAGGGTTGAACGGTAATACCTACCAATAAAACAGGCGGGGTTTTCATCTGTTGCGCTATGGTAAAATTCAATTAGCGGATCTTTATCTTTAAAGAGGTAGCTAATATCGTCATATGTCAGGCAATCATTTAGCCCGTAATTATCGCCTGTGTTAATTGTTTTAGCTGATAAAGCATCGCCTTGTTCATTTTTTCCTAGGTCTAACATTAGATCCGCCCCTCCGCTTCCTGAAATTCTATTTCAAGCTTTTTCTTTATAGCTGCAACATCTGCAGGGTTTAATTCGTTAGCAAAATCAATAGCCATTTTTAACGCTTCTTTTGCTTTTGCATCTGTTGGGGCGGTTACTGATAACCGCAAAGCCATTTCTAAGGCTTCTTTATGGTTTTTTATATCAGTATTCATAGGATTCATCCTCTATTTCAATAGATTCAAAGATCCTGTCTGCGTGATCCAGGTTCTTTTCCTTTAAGAATTTAGTTGCCTGGGCTTTTGTATCAAAAACCATTTCACTATAATCTTTGCGCCAATCGCCTTGCTCGTTTAGCAATTGATACCGGGCAATAGCTTTGCCGGCACTGTAAGAAATAGAATATCTTTGATCATTAAATATTTCTTTTGCTATCAGATCTATTTCTAATTGCCGCCGTTTTAAAATATCTACCATTGGTCATTTCCTTTGTGTTTAGTTTATTTATTTATAAAGCATGGGCAGGAATAAACTGCCATAGCCAATACCAAATAGGCAGATGCATCCTAGTAGATCCGCAAAAAGATCCTTCATCTAGATGACTCCTTGCAAAATTAGAATTGATTTTACGTTGTTAGCGTTACAGTTTTCGCAATGGCCCTTTTCCTGGTCAGGTTCATATTCGGTTGAATAGTCGCAATCCATGCAGATTGCCGGGACCATTGAGTCATAAGCATAATCTGCAGCCAGATCTGCAGGGCATAGGTAGCCCCATTGCTCCGCTAGCTGTAAAGATTTTTGGGCAGGGTTTGCCGGTAGTATTGATCTAGACATTTGTAATACTGGCATTTGGTCAATTCCTTTGTGTTTAGTTTCAGGTTTTAGGCCAATACCCTTGCTTTGCGATGCAAGGGCTAGGGGCTAAAACCTAACAGGAACTGGATAGGCTTTTGTCAATTGATAAGATTTAAAACCAAAAGCCCTTTGGGCGGTTTTTACATCTGCAAGCCAAGCTTTTGCAGCTACATCTGTTTTAAATTGTAGGGCGTTAAATTTATCGTCACTAATGCAAACGCCCTCTTTTTTATTTTTGCGAGGCGCTGCCACAATATAAGATGAATATCCGGCGGTCTTTAAAATATACATTTGGTCAATTCCTTTGTGTTTAGACTAATTAAGGGCGGTAGCAATTGCCCCGCCCTTATTTAACTATTGGGATTCTCTGTATTAGTAAAGTGATTTAACTAGGGGCGTTAATATACCAAACCGGCAACCCATAACCAAAACACTATAAAACCGATGGCCGTATATACATGCAGCATAATTATGCGGCCAATTGGATTAGTGCTAATTCCGGATTATTTACTATAAAAGGGCTTTTGCTTGATTGGATAGCTTTGCCACCTTTCAGCTTGAGTCCTACAACAACATTGCCAGAATATAGATTGACCAGGTCTGACTTATCCCCGTCAATTACTTGCCGGCCTAAATATGTTTTTGGCAATCCGCCCCTAAATACTACCGAAATTGGAACATCTTTTTTTAGTGCTGCTTTAACCTGGTTTTGATATGCAGGGGCGGCACTGTATGAAAACATCAATTTATAGTTATCAGGGGTCCGGCCTAATCGAGCGGCAATTTTTGTATAATCATAAAAGAGGGCTTGCGGAAACATTTGCGGAATCCCGTATTTTTCCCAAGCAATGTCAGAAATTGTATTGGGTCTAAATGCTGCAAGTTTGCCCCTACTATTACAACGTTTAATAAAAGCCGCCATTTCTTTTGAAAGCATTTCTAAAAATTGCGCCTGGTCTGCATGCCAAAGATCCGATTTGGACTGTCTAGATTTTGCTACTGAATGCATCTGGCCCCGGCCGGCAGATACTAAGCAAGGATCCTTGCAAGCCGCTATGGTTTGGGCTGGGCATATAATAGAGTCCGGCATTAATGAAAGGCTCGCTATTTCGTATTCTGTGCCGGTTTGGGTTTTCATTATTTTGGTATTACTTGCGTTTGTGTTTAGTAGTTTCATTTGGTCAATTCCTTTTTGTGTTTAGTTTCTGCAAATGCCCTGGCTTGTTTTGATTCAATGTTTAGCGCCACTGAATCATGCCACGGTATTATGCCCTCAACTAAAACTATTAAAAGGAATATAACAAGTATTAATAAAAACCGTTTTTGAGATTAAATGATTTTTATTTTATTTTTTACTGTTTTCTAAAATTAGACATTGCTAATTTGTATACGACATCCATAGTGCTTCATGTGCATACGTTTATAATGATTTGACGTGCGAGTAAAAAAATTGGTGATCGGGAAAATGTTTAGAAAAATTAATACTAATGGAGGTCGGAGATGTGTGACCCAATGCAAGGTTGCTCTTCAATTTTTAAGGTGGGGGGATATGAGTGATACTAAACACAACACAAGCTAGAGAGCTTGGGGAAGCTTTGTTAGATGCAGTTGATGCTGCAAGTAAAACCCAATTAGATCAGGCGGTAGTACTCTTGGACAGCCTTGCGGTGGCTGTTCCTATTAGCCAGGATGATCACAATACATATGAATATGCTGCTATAGTCAGGTCATAATACGTTTGACGTGCGAGTAGTTTTTAAATTAGGCCCTTTGGGGCCTTTTTTGTGTTCATATCTATCTAATTTTACATAGAAAAACCCCTCAAAGATACGAATCAATGAGGGGTCAGTTAGTACGCTGGAAAGGTAAGGCTAGGGAGTTAGCCTATAAGACAATCATAACAACGCCACGCAGTAATGCAAGTATTAATTTACCTTATTGACATTAGTTATGCCACTAATCTAAGTTGGCAATAGGTTATGAGCGTACTCTAGTAGTAGCACTTAACAAACTAAGCACAAAGGACTGACCAAATGCGTATAATTAAGCACATCGAAGAGTTTTCAGCACATGATGGCTCTACAACATATAAGTTTAGACCTACACCGGCTATGCGAAACGACATCGATGCTAAGTATATTCAATTTTATACTGCTGCAGAGGCAAAAAAACATGTCGATGATATTGTTGACCGGCATAGTCTTTATAAGCGCAAGGCTAAAAAGAAAGTACACATCCAAAAAGGCTCTGTCATGGCTTTGGTGGCTGCATACAAAAAAACACATCATTGGACTGCATTAAAGCCTAACTCAAAGAAAACCTACGAGCAAACTTTCACAGCCATAACCAGGATTACATTTGCTGGACAAACCACTTGTGTGTCCGAAATGGATGCATCCAATATGACTGCTGCTCATGGTGATGTACTATACAATCATATATATAAAAACGTTTCACACGGTTCTGCAAATAGTATGGCCAGATGTCTTCGTAAAGTATGGAATGTTTGTAGCAGAATTGGTGAGCCACGTTTAGTAACTGTTAATCCTTTTTCCAACATGGGTATGGACGGTACACCAAACCGCACGGTGATGTGGGAAGAAGAAGAAATCCTACATTTTATAGATGTCGCTGACGAAATGGGCTTCCCAAGTATTGGTACGTTATATTTGCTCATGTACGACCTATGTCAGCGACCAGGTGATATGCGTCAGTTGACCTGGGATAACTACAGCCAATGCCCTCGCACAGGTAATAATATATTTAGCTTCATTCAGGAAAAGACAGGCACATATTTACAGATAGAAGGATCTCCACGTCTTGTTGAGCGCATGAAGACTGTGCAGCGTTCTGAATTTCTATATTCTAAGATGTTGAAAGCTGATGGCACTCGTAAAGTCAAAGGCCCTTCCAACCACGATATTATTTGTTGGTATGAGCATACTGGGTTGCCATACGATAACCGGCACTACAACACAGTTGCCCAGCGCATCCGCAACGCTGCTGGTATGTCCTTTGATTTTCAGGCCCGTGATATGCGCCGATCTGGTGCAACCACGATGGCCGAAAGCGAATGTACAAATGCAGAAATAAGATCAGTGACCGGCCATAAGTCAATGGATGTTTTGAGTATCTATGTTCGACATACGCAAAAGACTGCATCTGCAGCAATTAATAAAAGGTTTAATAAATGACACTCGCTTTAGCTCGTAGAAACATCGGATCTACAGAACGAGGCCTGATTGCAAAAGCATGGAATAACAAATGCGCCTACTGCAAAACCACAGAAGGTCCTTTTGATGTTGACCACATCGTTCCACACTCTGCCTTTGGTACTTGTGATGTAGATAATCTGTGCTGGGCATGTTCAAAGTGCAATGCTCAGAAGAAGGCTACAAGGTTACCTATCTTCCATGAGGGACTATTGCTTGGCATAGCTTTACGCAGGGCAGGAGCCATAAGAGCAAAGCTAAAAGCTGTAAAGCGTACACTATATTATAATTCAAAGGTGCGCCCGAAATGCGCTGCACGTGCTGTTTTTGGCAAAAGCTATGTTGAGAAATACTGTGAGTCTAGGGTTAAGGGAAACACCCACTATGTGACCCAACAGCATATCAATGATTATTTAAACATAGTCAAAGCCACGGCGCTACAGAGGACCGCACGATGATCCAAGCAACCTACATTGACCACATGGGTAACGACCTTTCTGTGGTCAATGCTGCCAGAGTTTCCTTTGGTAAGAAAAGCACACACGTTTATACTGATGAAAGCAACAGTCCAAATGTACTGTATGTGCGAGATGTAAATCTTATCAAATATCTAGCCAAACATAATCACATCAGTCCTTTTGGCCATTGCTTCGCATCCTTCCACGTCAAGGCTCCAATCTTTGTGGCACGTCAGCTAGTCAAGCATAAGTTTCTGCGTTGGAATGAGATCAGCCGTAGATATGTGAGCGATACCCCAGAGTTTTATCGCCCAGAGGTCTGGCGTGGTAAGTCTGAAGATAAAAAGCAGGGCAGCGGTCCAGCCTTGGAAGACCAAAATATTCACATTGCTACAACCCAACGTATTGTAGAAATGCTGTACAAAAGTATGTTGGATAGAAACGTGTGTGAAGAGCAAGCACGTATGGTGCTGCCACAAAACACAATGACAGAATGGTACTGGTCCGGTAGCCTGGATGCATTCGCTTCAATGTGCCAACTGAGATGCAAATCAGACAGTCAATATGAGACTAGAATAGTAGCTGACCATATCAGCAGTAAAATGTCAGAGATCTTCCCAGTGTCGTGGAAGCACCTTTGCGAATCACAACATTCCGACTGATATGAGTTCATTTTTATTCAAAAATGCCCCTACTGGAAAAAATAAAACCCCCACGGGGGATATTTTCACAATAATATCCAATGTTATCAATGTAGTGGTAGGCCCGGCAAGACTTGAACTTGCGGCCAATCCGTTATCAGTATAGTATGCGTTATTAATGGCTTACGGAGTAGTAAATTCACTACGCCTCTAGCTATGCCACCTAATTTGTGGCTTGACTTAAAGAAAGTATTGCATACACTATGGCGCACCTGTCTAGGGTAGCTGCAGTAAATAGTTAAGGGGCATAGTCAATTGAAGGCAAGAAGCTTAGAACTACAAGCCGTAGAGCAACATCAAACTAAAAACACCTTCTTATGTGAGTTATGTTGCCTGCCTGTTTTTCGAGGATCACAAGCAATTTTACTGGTACATACTCACAAGCACACCGTTTACCCACAAGACCTAGCTTTCCTAGAAAAAGACCACAGTTACGTTTTTACTAAGCTATGCACCGGCTGCGGTGAAATGGACGATGTCTAGCTACAGGGATCAGGTTGAACTGGTAAAGACCCTCACCGTTAAAGAGGGTGATCGCAAGAAGATGGACTGCCCATTCTGTGGCGGTAAAGATAAATTCACCATTGATAAGTATGACGGCAAACTTGTATGGAATTGCTTTAGAGCTTCTTGCAATGTCAAAGGATCTTATGCCGGGCAGAGAAACATATCAGCAGCCAAATCCTATCTCGCAGGTGCTGCCATTCAGAGGCATAAACCTGCTTACAAAGATGTGCCAACACTCACCACCAGGATTAGCACTCACCAGCCTGCAATCGATTACTTGAAGCACGTCAACAGTTACGAAGCATTTGAGCGAGGCGATATAAAAGTACGTTATGCTCCAAAAGAACACAGAGTGCTTTTCTACAATCACACTCAGTTAGGTGCTGTTGGACGCTCTTTGCGGCCTGTACGCTCCAAATGGTGGAGTTATGGTGATCTTTCTGCGGGTATTCATGTAGGTAATGGTGATCATGCTATTTTAGTTGAAGACGTGGCATCAGCCTGTGCGGTATCTAATGCACTTGGTCTTGTTGGAGTTGCGCTCTTAGGTACTAACATTACTAAAAGTATAAAACTTGCACTTAATAAATACACAAAACTGACATTAGTGCTTGACAATGATGCATCTAGCAAAGCAATATCTGTGGCAGGAAGTATGGGTATGAAATGTTCAGTAAGGCTAACAAAGCTTGATCTAAAGTATCTGACTGCCGAGAAGATTTTGGAAATAATAACTTAGGGGGG